CAGGTGGTACTGCACCAACGATTTCAACTGCTGCTAACGCACAAGATTTACTTGCGTATTATGTGGCAGCAAGTGGAACTATCTTTGCCCAACTTATCGTAGATCTGAAATAAATTATGTCTACATTACAAGCAAACCCCTTTCTCATGGCAGGAGGGGATGATGGCTATGTTATTGAACGTAGTCTAAGATTTTGGGATGATAACTCTGCGTATTTAAAACGCACGATGGGTACACCTACATCTAGTGGTACTTGGACGTGGAGTGGTTGGGTCAAACGTAGTGAGCTTGGTACAAATCAAGCAATTGCAAGTTGTTTTGGCGGCAGTATTTACACAACTTTTTACTTTGATACAAACGATAAATTATTTTTTTATGACTACAACGTAGAGTATACTACTGATGTTAGATTTAGAGATGTTGGTGCTTGGTATCACATATGTATTGCACATAGTGCATCGTCATCTATTACTATTTACGTAAACGGTGCACAAGTTCACCAACGCACGAGTAACGTTCCAAGCGTTTCTAGATTTAATCATAGTGGTGGTACTGCAAACATTGGCACTAGACAAACAAGTTCTAGTGGTAGAAGTCTTTATTACCATGGTTATATCGCTGAAGTTAATTTTATTGATGGTCAAGCATTAGGGCCAACTAATTTTGGTGAGTTTGACGATTTAAATGTCTGGCAACCACTTAAATATAGTGGCACATATGGTAACAATGGTTATTATTTAAACTTTTCAGACAACAGTTCCACATCGACAATTGGTGCTGATAGTTCTGGCAATAGCAACAATTTTACATCTCATAACATTAGTGTTGCATCAGGAGCTGGAAACGACTCTGTGCTTGATTCTCCTACAGATAATTATTGCACATTAAATGAATCGTATTACACACAGGGTCAAGCCCAAGTAAAAGACGGTGCCTTATATTTTACAACTGGAGGTAGGAGCTATCCAGTTATGGGTACTATGTTAATACCACCTACTGGTAAATATTATTTTGAAGTTGAAATAAGTAATGCAAATGAGATAGCTATTGGTCTTACAAATCATCAAGGCAACAGTAGTGGGCAGGAAGGAATACACCTTATGTACTCTAGAACAGCATTGCAGAATTATGGCTATTACATTAATGGCGTAAATCAAGGTAACAGCGGATCTCCATTGGCTGTTAATGATATAGTAGGCGTTGCTATAAATGCAGACAACAGTCAAATAAGTTGGTATAAAAATGGTTCTCTTGTACAAGGAAATAAAACTTTTACAAATACTCATCAGGTTCCTTATGTTTCTACACTTTCAGGAAGTGGTAGTTGTCAAGGTACAATTAATTTTGGACAACAACCATTTACGTACACTGTAAGTGGATATAGTGCTTTGAGTACATCAAACATGAGTGATCCAGATATTGAGGATCCTAGTACACAGTTTGATGCAAAACTGTACACAGGAAATGGCGGATCAAACCATGCAATAACCGGCATGAATATGAGCCCTGATTTTCTTTGGATTAAAACAAGATCCCACGATGCTACTCATATGCTCATGGATAGTGTTCGTGGAGCAGATAAAATGTTAGGAACAAATGCTAACTTTCCCGAGTCAACAGTTGGTCCATCCTGGCAGTCAAGTTGGGGTAATCTAGACAGTTTTGATTCAAACGGTTTTACTGTTACAAATGGATCAAGTGGCAATGGAAACTTTAATAGCCTAAATAAAACATATGTTGCGTGGGCTTGGGAAAGTGCGTCTTCAACATCAGGTAACACTGACGGCTCAATAACAACACAAGTAAGAGCCAACCCAACTGCTGGATTTTCAATTGTTACTTATACAGGAACAGGCTCTTCTGCTTCTATTGGTCATGGTTTAAATGCTGCACCTGACTTAGTCATTATTAAAGCTAGATCAAATGGCTATTCCTGGATTGTATGGCATAGTGTATTTGAAACTGCTTCAAATACTGATAATTTGTTTTTATCAGCTAACGGAGCCCGTGGCGATTACAACTATAATTTTTGGAACAATACTGTTCCAACTTCTTCAGTTGTCAATTTAGGTACTCAATCAAGTGTTAACGGATCTGGTACAACTTATGTAGCCTACTGTTTTACATCTATTCCTGGGTATAGTTCATTTGGAAAATTTGAAGGCAATGGAAGTACTGCAAAAGGTCCATACATTAACTGTGGTTTTACACCTAGATGGGTATTACTAAAAGATTATAACGATACAAATCCTTGGCATATGTGGGATTCAGCGCGTGAACCATTTAATCATAAAGCTAACTCTTTGCTGGCTAATTATAGCTGGACCGAAACTGATGAAAATAGTGACAACATGGATTTTTTAAGTTATGGGTTTAGACCTGCCGATGGGCAAAATTCAGGCAACGGAAATGGAACTTTATATGTCTATGCTGCTTTTGCTGATCATCCGTTTAAACATGCACGCGCACACTAACTAACAAATTATGCTTACATTAAATAATAAACCCCTACCGTATGATCGGGCTTTTACACACGATGGTATTCAGTATCCATCAAATTGGTTGCGTTTAGCTTCACTTGAAGAAAAACAAGCCATCGGTATTACTGAAGTTGCAGATGATCCTTGGTATGACCGAAGGTTTTATTGGGGTGTTGATAACCCTAAAGAACTAGAAGACGTTACTGAAGAGAATGGTAACGTCTCAAAAGGTTTAAAGACATACTGGTCTCTTGAGCAAGAGAAAAAAGCAGCATATTTGCTATCTCTTAGTGACTGGCGTGTTATCAAAGCTAAAGAGACGGGAAAGAACATTCCATCTGATTGGAAGACATACCGTGCTGCTATCCGTACTGCATGTAATACACGTCAGACAGAGATTGGCAATGCGGCTGATGTACCAGCTCTGATTGAGCTTCTATTCGGCAACGCAACTGTCACAGATTCTGATGGCAACGAAACTGCTAACCCTGCCATTGCTACGGCATGGCCTACACCTATTTAATTATGATTACCCTTATCCGTCCCGTTCTGTTCTCTTTTATCCAATCTCCAAAGGTCAAACGATTGATTATTGACCTGCTGCGGAAGTTGGCTTCTACAACAGACAATACAGTTGATGATCAAGCTGTAGATTTTATTGAGCGTGGATTGTTTGGTGCTGAGTAATGGAGTGGGTAGACCCTCCTAAACTACCCTCTCTAAGCCTCCCTGAGGCTCCTAATTTACCCATACCTATACTGGAGGTACCACGAGCAGATGTGCCGTCTTACAGGCCGCTTGTGGTGCCTCCTAACACGCTTAGGCCGCCTCCAGGGATAGAGGGTATTGACTCTGATCCTGCTCCTGAAGCAAAGAAAGAGACTCCTACTACTGCTAAGCCACAACCTATAATTCCACCTGAAGCTCAGATCGTAGAGATTCCGTTCACGGACATTGAAGTCCCGATGCCTAGTACTACGATCATGACTACTGCAGCTACTACAGCGTTTATCTCTGTAGGTGCCACACTTGCTGCTACATCACTGTTTAAATACCTAGTGATGATTATGAAACCAATAATTAAGCAAGCATGGAACAAGTTACAAAAAAAGAAAACGCCAACGAAAAACCAAAAAATTTCCTAGCTAAGGTTAAGGAAAACACTGAAGATGAGATCCAGATTCTAGGTACATTTGTCCGTTTGGGCGTTGTAGTCTGGAGTGGTTTTATTATTACACTTAATTATGTTGAGCTACCCATGATCAAAAAAGGTCAGAGTGGTGGTGACATAACTTTTGTAGCTTCTGTGTTTACTGGAGCACTTGCTACTTTTGGCCTGTCTACATCCAATAATAAATCTAATAACAAATCTCCTGATCCCAAAAAGAAAGAAGAATGAAACGTTTACTACTTTTATTGTTTTTAGCTAGCCCGGTATCTGCTCAGGTTACTCCTAATTTTACTCAAGGTTCAATGCAGTCAACGACAACCACCACCATTGACATTGACCGAACGATTGAGACTGAAGTATATGGTAGTGATTACTCATCATGGTCTGGAACGAACGTAACACCAAGCGGGGACATTGCGGACACCGCTACAACCTATTCAGTAACCAACGCTGGCGAGCAATTTCAACTAGAGATTGTAGTCAGGGACGCTGGACTAATCCAAGAAAGCCTAGTAACAGAAACAATCGAACAAAATACTGTTACTACTTCCTTATCGGTCTTCTCTCAATAAGCCCTGCTTACGCAGAGGACCCTAAGGTACAAAACACATCTAGCCCTGTAGCTGCTGCTACGGGCAATGTGACCAATCAGGCGGTGCAATTCCA